GATATCGGTATCGCCGGGGGGCAGCAGGTGGATAGCCTCGGAAATGTAAAACACCGCCGCATCGCCGGAAATCGAGAACGCATCGGCCTCGTTCGGGTCGATTTCCTGCAGGATGCGCAGGGTATCGCCCGAGCCGGTGGAGATACGCCGGACCTCGGCAAAACGAGTCGGCAAAGCGGCTATGCCCGACACCGGCGTAACCGTATCCTGTACCCGGTTCTCCATGAGACGGGCATCACGCCCGATACGCTGCTCGGCGCGGGTGATGAATTCAATGATCTCGCTGGCAAGGTCTGAGCGATGCAGGTAGGCGGCGATGGCGGTTCGTAGTTCGAGGTAGGTCATTACGGTGCCTGGTAGATGGCCCCGGCGGTGGTTGCGCCGGCGCCCTCGTCAACAAATGGTTGCCCGTTAAGGTCCGTGGTCGGCATGTCAGTATCGGCGAAATTGGCCGCTGACTCGGCACTGGAACCGGCAGTCAGGGACCAGTCAGGCTCCGACCCTTCGGGGATCGGCTGGCTCTGCGTGCCGTCATCAACAAACAGCAGGGCATTGAGCCCCTCCACCGAATTGACGTCGAGGTTGCCAACGTCCTTGGCCCGCCACCCGGCAATGTCGCCCCGGTTGTTGATCCCAGCCGAATCGCGCCAGCCGAACGTGTTGCCACCGAAATCATAGACATTATAGTCTGTGGCCGTAAAGGACACCGCCGCAGTGCCCTTGAGCTGTGAATTGAGGTGGAAGCCCTGGGTGGCAGAGGTCGCATGGCTCAGGAAGAAAGCGCAGTTCGATACCTTGACCGCGCCGCCGTCATCGGGGCGAATGATGCCCTTAGAATCGGCCATCACCGAGCAGTTGACCAGCCGTGTGTCGGTAGCGCCGCCAACCGCCACGTCCTCCTGTGTCAGCAGCGGGAACCCGCCGACCGAGCCGACGTTATTCCATGACAGCGTTGTGCGGTAGGCAATGCAGCGGAACAGGTTGTCTGACTGTGCCGTGGTCTGGGCGGTAAACACCTTGATGCCGTTGCCGTAGCAATCCCAGATCTTGATGCGATCGAACCGGCTGCCCACGTTGCCATCGAACAACTCTATGCCGTTGATCCCGCAGTCGTGGATCGAGCTATCGCGCATGATAAACCCGTCCTGAAAGTTGATCTCGAGGCCGTTCTGCGGGGCGCCTTCGATCAGTGTGTTCCCATACAAAGAAACATTCTCAACCAGGTTGCCGAACCCCCGGGTGCCGACGGTCCCGTTAATCAGTATCAGGTCGCCAATATCGCCATTGTCGCCGGACCAGCGATACACGCCGCCATTGACATGAAGATTCGTCGCCGAAGTAGTCGCGCCCAGACAGGCAGTAGTGCCCATCTGCACATCAATATTTTTGATGGTGCAGCGGTCGGTGCCATGTACTGCCAGCGGGTAATCGACCGTCGCCATGCGAATCTCTATGGCTGTCGACAGGTCGGTCGGGTTGGCATACACGGTCAACGCCCCGCCTGTCACATACATGCAGCCATCAAAGCCGTGGGTATCGGTGGCCGTGACCGCCTGTGCCGCCGTGGTACGCCCGGTCATGTGCAGCCCGTCGACCGTCAGGTTGCGCGCCACGGTTTCAGTTGCATGGGTATAGACGTTACCAACCTTGGCCCACGCCCCGGCCAGCACCGTCGAGCCGTCAATGATCGGGTTGGCGCCAGAACCATAAGGCTCGACCGTCACGCCGGTGGTGCCGGTCAGGACCAGTTGATCGAAGAACTGTGAGCCACGCGCGAGGCGGACCCGTTTGTTATCCAGTGTGCCGGCAGCAGCCGCTGTATTGATCTCGGTGAAGTCGTCATACGGCAAGTTGCGCGAACCGTCGCCGCCCGCCGCCGCGGTAGAATCCGCATAGACGGCGTCGGACTTGGGCGGGATGAAGAACCGGCCAATCGGCCCGATCGCTGTAATGGCCCGCTGCTTAAGAGGCAGGAAGACCATTAGGCTGCCGTTTCAAATTTCTGGCTGGCAGCCGTCGATGAATCATCAACCCCGTGGTTAAACAGCCCGCTATTCCACGCCAGCCGCGCCGGCGGGGCAACGCCAGCTTCGAGCGGGTGCGGGTTGGCCGCCAACAAAGCACCGGAAACCGAATAGCCGTTACCACTGCTCCAGGTGCCGGATGACAGGGTGCCGGTGACGACCGTGGCCGTATTATCAGTAATGAACGCCGAGGCACCGGTGGCGGTATTGGTAATTACCAGCCCGATCAGCGCATCAATGGTGAAGCTGGCCGTGCTGTCGGTCATGGTGGCTGCGGCCACCGAGGTGTTATCGGTGCCGGTTACTGCGCCGGTTCTGCCGGCCTTGCGCCCTTCCTGGTAGGCCCGAGTGAGTCGCGGGTTCCAGGCGAACCCCAGCGTTGACCCGGTTGCATCGCCCGGACTGACATGCTTGCCGGCCATAAATCACCTCTTGAGGTCTGCACCATTGAAGTACACGGGCTTGCTGACCCGATACGGTTTGGAAGATGGCGACTTCAGGAACTTCTGGAAAGCCGCGAGCTTCAGGTCGCCATCGTCACTGTCCATATCCGGGTAATACTGCGCCCAGAACTTCCTGTGGCTCTTGGTCATGTAAAGATACATACCGCCCCAGTCCATATGCCGGGACCCGCCACGGTCAAGGACCTCTTGGGCCTCTTTTGTGACCGCGGCGGTGTTATAGCCCGGGATCAGCTTCATGCCGTCATCGCCAGGGTGATGTCGATGCCCTGGACCATGCCAACCCGACCCGGGGTCAGCAGCTTGGACGTATAGGCTGTCGACACCTGCCATTTCTCGGCAATACCCGTCTTGCCCTGCCGTTCACCACGGAATGACCACATCGAGGAGCGACGGAACTCGTCCGGCTGCAGCAGAAACAGCGTATAGCTGTCATTGGTGCCGGCCGTCGACGCCACCGGCATCTGGTTCTCGGGAATGAACTCGACTACACCGAAATCGGTGATGAAGATGTTAGTAGCGCCCTGTCCGGCCCGCGGGTCTCTCGATCCATCAGGCTTTTCAGCAATCTGGGTGGCAATGCGCGCTGTCGAGCTGAAACTGTACTCGGACCACAGCCGGTTGACTGCGCCCGCGTTCAGGCCCCGCAGCGTCGATTTCTTGCCGGTGTTCTGCCAGATCGACTGGGTGACGTTACGTAACGAGGCTTCGGTCAGGGCTCCGGGCTCAAATACGCCCGCCTGGTAGACCCAGGGGTCGAAGATACCTGCGGTGGTGGACCCGTAGTTGTCCAGCCCACCCCCCTCGATGGTGCCGGCGCTCATAACCTGCTGGACTGTGCAATCTGCCGTGCCGAGCTTGGCCGTGGTCCATGCCGGCGTGCCGGTGATCACGGCCGGGATCAGATCCTCGGCAGTAACCAGCGCCTCAAGGCCTGCGGAGATAGCAGGAACGCCGTCAGCCGCTGCGGTCGAGCCGAGGTTCAGGTACATCTGCTGCTGCATGGTGCGTTCGAGGAACACGCCATACTTAGCGGTCTGGTAGCCCAGTTCCGTCGCTCTGCCGATCGTGTCTGAAGCATCGGCCTCATACGAGACAATGACCCGCCCACCGATGGTCTGGGTGCGGTTACCGACTCGCAACCCGATGGTCGAATTGTTGCCGGTGATGTCCTGCCCGTCCTCAAGCGCGAGCGAGGTGACTACGGCAGGCACCCTGTCGAGGGTCCATTCGGTATGGTTCTTGGAGTGTGAATCGTTGCCGGCCATGCCGAGCAATTCGAGATCAATGTCCCGATTGTCATTCATAGTTTCCTGCATGACTGACGAGTTAATCAGGCCATTGGTGGGTGCGTTCGCTAACTGGATCGCTGTGAGTTTGTCAAATGCCATGGTCTTATTCCTGCTGTTTCATGGCCTCCAGCATCCGATCGTGAAACTTGTTCGTGCCGCGATTGGTGAATTGCTGAGAGCCTTTCTTCGGAGTACCACGCGCGGGGGCCGCTTTCACGTTCTTACCGCGCACCTGTTTGGCTGGCTTCTCGGGTTCACGCAACGTATCAAGGTAGGACTCAAGCTGGTGCAGGCGCAGAAAGGCCCTGCGAACTCCCGCCCCGGCCGCAGCGAAATGCTGCCGGGTGACGCCATAGACCCGGCCGGCTTCGGCCATCTGGTCATGGGCTTCATTCCACTTGACCGGGTCACTCAGTTCAGGCCGGAAGCGTTTCAGCTCGACATCCTCTGCCGATTGCTTGCCCGCTACGTCCTGTGGTGCAGACTGAACCAGTGCCAGAACCTCATCGTTGCCGTACTTGGCGGCGAGCCGCTGCACGACTGACAGGAGTTCCTGGTTGTCCGTGGTCTGCTTGGTGACCACCTCATCACGTTGCTGCTGAATATCGAGTTTCAGCCGTGAAACGTCTGCTATGTCCGGCGCGGCATCCTTGAGCTGGCCGAAGGTCAGGTCCGTGCCCGGTACCTTCATTTCGTACAGCTCTTTGATGTCGAGGCCAGCCTCAGCAAGCGCCTCTTTTGTGCCCTTCGGTTCCGGTGGTGTCTCTACCTCGGCGGCCGGGGGCCCTTTGCCTTCTTCTGGGTCTGCTTCAGGCGTAGCAGGTGGCGGAGTCTCCTCAGCCGGGGGGTCGCTCTGTTCAGGTGGCGGCGCAGTCTCCTGCGTGTCATCCGGCTCACCGAGGGCTTCCTCAAGAGCAGAACGCATAGCTTCTTTACTCATTGTCTTCCTCTTTGACCAGTCGTGTCAAATCTCTGGCTACATGGGTCAGGGCAAACAGTTGCCGGCGCACATCAAGCGCCTCGGCATCATCCGTGTCCGGGCGTAGCCAGGCGGTCTCAAGCCGCTGTCGGTGCTGCGCCAGGGCTCTGTCCAGCAGGACTACCGCTGCCGTTCTGATCTTGTCTTCCACCAATGGCTGCTACCTCAAGCTTAGTGACCGCATCACCGACAATCTTGGCTTCTTCGATCTCTGTCTTCTGGGCCAGCTCGTCATAGTCGAACTTGAGCTGGGTATCATGCTTGTACTTGTCGAGCTGGATCTTCTGCGCCTCAATCTGCTTGTCAGCCTGTTCGAGCTGGGATGCCAGTTGCTGTTGTTGATCACTATTCTGGGCATTGGCCTGCTGAGCCTGAAGTGATTTCTGCGACTGTGGATCGAGCCAGTAGCGTTGCGGGCTGTCGATACCCGCTGCCTTGTCGCGGTCCATGACGGCTTGATGCAGCCCTGACAGATCTGACAGCACACCGGGCCCGGCTACCTGCATGACACTGACCTGGGTCTGAATGGTGTGGTCAAGAGCCTGAATCCGGCGCACACGCTCACTCGATGACATGCCCGAGCGTATATTGACCGCCTCGCGCTCCCTGAACTGGCGGGTGTCGACCTGTACGAACTCACCCATAACCCACACACCAACCGGGTCCATCTCAAAGCGCCTCAGGGTCTCATGCACGAGCAGGAACACCTGCCGGAACCCGGTCTCGGCAAGATTACGGGCATACCAGGCACTGCGCTGTTCAGCAGCTCCCAGGAGCATGCCGACGCCCATCGAACCGACGTTATTGGCCCCTTTCATCAACTGGGCATCGGCCCGCTGCATGTCCATGGCACTACCGCCACGCTCGGAACGGACCTTGTCCATCTGGTCGAGGTAGAGCTTGGTATTTGAGCCCATATCCTGTACGGGCAGCGGTGCAACGTCAGTGACAACGGGCGCCCTCAGGTAACCGCCGGGTATGCGGTTCTGGGCGTCGTGCTCAGTATCTGTGCTATTGCCGCCAATCACCAGTTCGGCGTTGTTCCCATACGCAAGATTGTCCTCCCACTGGCGCAGGGCATAGGTCTTGCCGTCCTCGACCGGCTTGATCCGGTCATGGATACTGACACCCGCGTTCCTGCCGATGAACGGGATCAGCTTGAACTGGGCATACGGAATAAAGTCAACCGGCTGCTTGTCGAGGATGGTCTCGTCAGTGAGCCCGGCAAGGTGGATCTTGTGCAACCTGAGCTTGTGCCCTGCTACCGGTAGCCTGACATAACACCAGAAGGTCTCGATCAGCTCGGACTCCTCGGCTATCTGGTCATTGCTGGTACTGGCCTGGTCGGGATAGCGGCGGGTGGTCTCCCCGGCGATCGAGGTGCCCGAGGATGACGTCGACACCGCCTGCAGATCCTTGACCACTTCCCACGGATAGCCAAGGTCCATCAAGTCACCGCGGGGATAGTAGATCCGCTCGGCACAGAACCCCGTGTTCTGCAGGGACCAGCCAGGGTACTCGTTCTCGGTGAACCAGTTCTCGTTGGCAACGTTGCGCAGGATGGCCCGCTTCTGGGTCTCCGTCCAGGTCAGGTTGCCATCGTCGTCTATCTCGCCCCCGGTCTCACCAATCAGGATGCTGCGTTGATCACCGGCTACCTGACCCACGAACCGGGTGCGCTGGCGCTCGATCTCACTGGCTTCCACTGCGACGATGCCGTTCTTGTACAGGCCCGCAGCCTGAACGCCGGCTGACAGAATCTCAAAGCCCGGGTTCTGCTCCATGATGACCTTGTTGACGACGGCAGACTCGACCCGCGCGCCGACGGTGTCCTGCGTGCCCTCGGCAGTGATCTCGCTGATCTGGTCCGTGTTGAGCAGGTTAATGGCGACCTCCGCTGAGATCGCATCCATCATATCGGCGACATCACCGGATAGCTGGTCGCTCAGGCCATCGGTGGTCTCGCGGCCCTCGATCCTGCCAAGGTAATAGTCGGTGGCCTGCTCCCGGTTCTTGGCAAGGTCGGAGCCCGAAGCATTGTCAGACCGGCTGATGTAATCGCGGAGTAACCCGCCAAGGGCTTCATCAGAGATAAGCAGGCGCATGTCGCACTCTCCTGGTGATCTTGCTCAGGTCGCGGGGCTGACTGTGGTCAATACCGAGTACCGCACGGCCCTGGCCGGCGCCTATCAACCCGTACTGCAATGCCTCGGCGACGTGTGAGTAAATGTTCTTTTCCGGCTCGGCATTGTATCGCTCGTCACCAGATACCTGGAGTTGCCGGTACTTGTAGCCTCCCGCCAAGGCGCGGCGAAGGTACTTGCAGGCTGGGGATATCGTAAGTGCGGGTTCCCCGGCCATATCAAGCTTGAGCAGGGGTTGAGACACGGCTTTAACTCGAACATCAAAATCATTCTCCTTGGTGCCGGGGACCACGGCCTTACGTGCATCGATCCCCTCGGCCTTGAGTATCCTGAACGGAGTGTTCTTGTCTGCCTGTGATCGCTGGCTGCCTGCAGGATCGCCCCAGTAGGTTATATCCAGTAGCGGGTAATGGCGGGCAACGTGAGCTTTGACCAATGGGGCGAACTCATCGGCAGCGACGTCCTCAGTGACCAGCTCTGAAAGAACTTGGAATTGGCCGGTGGCCGTCTGCTGTAGAAATACAGCAGCGGGGGTGAGCCCGAAGTCCATCCCACACACAATTGGTGACTGATCTGCTTTGAGTGTTTCATGTGAAACATGCCTTGAGTCCTTGAATGCCGGCCATACCGGCTTGCCGTCTACTGCAAAGCCATACTCGCCGTCTACATAGACCTTAAGCCAGGCCTCGTCCTTGCCCTTGGCGATGTTAGCGTAGTAGTCAGGCGGGAGGTTGGCTGTGTTCTCCGCATCCTCGGTCAGTCCACCGGACTGCCGGAAGAATCGAGCGTTATCAGGTTTGAGTTCCTCCGCAAGGCGATAGTACCAGTGGAAGTCGTCCATTGGATTGCTGTCCATGAACAACGCAAAAGGGGGAATGTCATCTCCATAGGCAAGGCGCTTGGGATAGCGCCCAATACGGGTCTGGACCATGTCGTAGATGGCCTTCGGGATCTCACGTACCTCATTTAACCAGGCTCCTGATATCTCCAGACTAAGCAGCTTACCGACATCCTGCGGGCGGTCAAGGGCCCTGAACAGGACTTCGTGCCGGTGGTGAAAGTCATAGGTATAGGTCATGTTCTGGCGCATGAAGGTGCCATAGGGGCCGAACCAGTCCTCCCAGGTCCTGAACGTGGTGTCTTCGAGCTCTCGATAGGTATTTCGTACCACGGCCCACCGCGAAGGGAGGCCAGCAGCATCAAACGCCCGCATGAGCATGTACAGCGCCACGCAACAGCCGACGGACTTCCCGGAGCCGACGGGGCCCATAATTCCTCGTATGAAATGTTCATCGGTCAGGAACTGCTTGACAGTCTTGGAAGGCTTATACCGGATGTCCGGGGCGTCAGTCATCGCCAAGGTCTACGATGAAGTCAGGGATGCGCTTCTCATCAAGCTCAAACGTGCCCTGGGGTGGGTTGGGGATGATCTTGTTGTGTGCCCACAAGGCCAGCTTTACCCATTCCTTGTCAGCCTCCGACTCAATAGCTTCCTCGCCGTCAAGAATCCGCTGCAAGCGTTTACCCGACTTGCCCGCTTTAACTGCCTTAGCAAACCTTTGTGCATAGCTGTCTGATTGACTTCGCATTTGCACGATAGCATACCCTGTGGATAACCTGTGGACAAGTTGTGGATAACTATCTTTTAACAGCTTGAGATAAGGCCCTCCCGTACTGCCACCCGCTAGCCTACAGGAGAAAGAACCTCTTGTCTATCTTCCTCCGCTCCCGTATTCCTTAACTGTATACAGTCAGTGGGTTTCCGGTTTGCGT